CGCCCTCTTGTGCGCCCTTGCCCCCACCCATGCCAGCACGAGCGATGACGCCCAACTGACTAGGGGAGACACCGAAGGCGGAACCGATGCGCTTGATGATGAACTCGTCATAGTCGGATCGGAAATCGGCGGAGATGGACTTCATTTCGACGGGGTGGAAGCCGTCGGGGAGAACCTTGATTCGGTGACGCTCCTGGCTAGAACCAGTCAGTTTGTCGTTCAGCACTCGCTCGAAAGCCGCCAACTTGAGGTGATCCAACTCTTGAGAGTTTGTTTCTATCCACGTCTTAGGGGTCGAACCGGCTTGATACTCGTCTCTCATCCACGTCTGACGCTCGAGATACAGGGTGGCCGCAGGGATGCATTCTTCGACGGCTGAGAATCCGTAGGGGCTCCAAGTGCGACGGTTCTTGACGAACACGCTCATCTGGTCGGTGAGGAACTGGTCACCACGCCCAGGGCCGGTGTAGAACTCGCCGTCCGCTTCGGGGGACGAAGTGAACTCGCCACGGGGGAAGCCCCAAAGAATCTGCTGGTAGGCCGGCGCTGGAGGAAAGGGAATGTCACCACGGTTGTCGAGCAGAATCTTGATGGTCGGAGCGTCGATAACGTCAAAGCCGATTATCTTTTTCTTGAAGTTGTAGCGAGGGTAGACACAGACTTGGTCAAAGGCGAAGTGTTGCCAGAGGGCTTCGGTAATCCACTCCACCCAGCCACGGTCGTTGTGAACGTAGGGGTTCTCCCAGAACTGAGTGAGGCGCAGGATGTCCTCGCCGTATTTCTCACGGCCAATCTTGGAGGCCTTAGCGTGAGAGACGTTCTGCTCTTCCATGATGGTTGCAATAGCGTCATCTGAAACCGAGAACGACCAGCGTTGCTTGACGATTTCCGAGATGCGGATTTCGATGCAACGGTGAATGATGTCGCATTGTTCGGTCAGGGATTTGAGCACCTGGAACGGAACCTCGGTCTGGGTGAGGTTGAGGTTGACCGCAATCTGGTACTCGTACTTGCGAGGAATCGGTCGACCGGAATCGTCCAAGACGGGGTCGATGGGAGCCGGAAGCAACGGAGCGGCTGGCCCGAGCATAGATCCGAAGTCCTGACCCCAGCGTCGCATGGGGACTGATTCGCCCTGAACCTGAATGAGTCCCTGACCGCCCATGCCCGTGTAGGGGTTAGCGGCAGTCGAGTTGGCGTAGCCGGAGTTCGCCATAGGCGTTCCGGCGAGGCTCTTTTGGATCTCTTCTGCTACCGCTTTGACGATTTCTGCGGTCTTGTCCTTGCGACTGAATAGGGCCATGAGTCCTTCTACTTGATAGTGGGAAAGCCCGTAAGGGCTGAGGCGAATGGCGCAGGGCCGATTGCATTACGGAGATTCTCGTTGCACGAACGGCAGTTGGTGGCTTCCTCGGAGTTAGGCATTCCACATTTCGGGCAGGGTGGGGCGATGCTGGCGAAGTAGCGGTCGGCACTAGCGCCGGTGGCGATTTGGAGTTCGACGATTCCATGCACTAGGGCGTCGAGGCGGTCGGGGGATTCGCCGGAGTCGGGGAGCCAGCCGGTCATCTGGTCTTCCAGCGTGGTGAACGAACCAACGTGAGAGACACGGCCTTGCTCGTAGAGGGCGGCGATGGGCTCGGCTCGAAGGCGCTTGCCCTGACGAGCGGTGATTCCCTTGTAGGGGATGGTGGGGTTCACGGTGCGGAGGGTCTGCTCGACCATGTCCCCACCCTGGTTCTTTTCGGCCACGATGCGGTCGGCCTTCAGTTCTTCGTAGAGAGCCACGGCTCTTTTCGCCCAGCCCGAAGGGGTGTCACGACAAGAACGGTCAGCAAGAACGTAGGCCCTGCCATCTGTTCCCTTCCCGACTGCGATGATTCCCGTCTCGTCGGAGTTCTCTCCCGAGGTCACGGCTGGGTCGATAGCCACCACGATGCGAACCATCTCGGGCATTTCGGTCACTCGACAGGCTTCGATGAGGTCGTAGGTGAACAACGCCCCAGGGGTGTCGGTGAGCAATTCCCCGTAGAGTTCCTGCCGACCAATGCGAGTTCCCTCGTAGCGGTTGCGGAGTTCTGCGAGGGCGGCTGGTGACAGGTTGGCCGCATTGTCGAAGGTGGAACCTCTCGTGACTACTACTGATCCATCTGTTCTGGATACGAACTCACGAATGAGTCGCACGGGTCGAGGTGTGGTCGTGATGACCACCTGCGGATTGCCGACTCTTAGAGCCGGTGCTAGTCCTTCAGTCCACGTCTCTTCATACCGCCAAGCGGCGAACTCGTCGAGCCAGGCTCCAGACAAGTTGAGGCCACGAACACGGTCGGGTTCCTCGGCGGAGAGCATGTGAATCTTGCTTTCATTCGCCAGGGTGATTTGACCGTTCGAGCGGTTGTAGAACTTGAGTTGCGCTGGGGAGAGCGCTTTGAGGATTCCCGAGGGGCCTTCAACGCAAGTGCGTCGAGCGTCGGTGAATGTCGGGGCTACGATGGCCCATTCGGTTTCGGGGGTTTTGAGGGCTTGCTCGCAGAGCCAACCAGCACCGAGGTAGGTCTTGCCGAAGCCACGGCCAGCGATGACCAGCCAGATTCGCCAGTCCGAGTCGGGTGGCAACTGCTGTGGTCGAGCGGTGGTGCGGTAGCGAGAGGTGTTGAGCATCTCAAGAAACTCGGCCTGCTTCTCGTCCCTTCGGGCGAGTTCGAGGTCACGCAGTCGCTTGAGGTCAGCGAGTCTCTGCGCCTTGAGTGTCTGCACCTTGTTCCCCTAGTTCGCTTTCCAGTCGGAGGATTTCGGACTGGATGTAGTCAAGCGTAATGACTTCGTGCTTCACCGGCGAGTCCAAGCCCAGAAGTTTGGCTCGACGATCCATAATTGCCAGCACACGGTCAATGGCGAACAGGAAGCCCTTGTCCTCGGACTCCACTTTTTTCATGGCGAGTTCGAGCAGGTTGTCCAGGCGGTCGGTCTCTAGGCGGCGGTACTCATCTACGGCCTCGGCTGGGATGGCGGCGAGGGCTACTTGGACACGGTGGTAGGCGGCGGTCTTGGAGATTCCGAGTTCGTCGGCAATCTTCTGGTAGGTCATCCCTTTGGAGCGCAGACGCAACGCCATTGTTGCGTTTATCATGTCCTGCTCGGTGCGAACGTATCCGCCTTTGGAGTTTGTGCTCATGTTCTATTGCCTTGATGTTCGTGGAGTGGACACACGAAGCCCAATGTAGAGTCCTAGTATCGCACATTGGTACGAACTATGCAATACCAACAGATTCGAGTGGTTCACGAATTGGAGCGAATGTCAAGAACGTCGAACACGGGAACAAGTTGATTGCACGAAACCTTGCGGCGGTTCACATCGCTTCCGTATTGCGGCGAGCCCTCCCACAATTCATGCGCCCATCCTGCTCCGACAATTCGGGCATAGTCGTTCTCCAAGTTGGTTGCGTCTTTGTGGTCGCATTCCGTACCCAGACAGCCCATCATTACGGCCTCGACCCACAGCACAAGTCTCTGGCGCTCGGCGTCTTTTTTGTCAATCGGCATTGAGTAGGCCCTTCGTCTCCATTTCACCTCGACCTCGGTGAGTTGGCAATAGATGTCAGGTAGATCCATAGCCCAATGAGAATGGTCTTTTCGGGGCCAGACCGCATTGACCGAGTATCCACCAATGATTCGAGCGGCTCCAATTTCGGCAATCGTGGAGTGAATGTTGGCCGCAAGGTTGTCCGACATAATCTTGGTGGGGTCATAAGACGCCCTATCGCCTCGATTTAGGTTTTCGTTGTTGCGCCCTGCGGCGATTCGTCGAGCATCTTCGCTTTCCCAGGGGAAGAGTTGAACCTTTGGGGCTACGGCTTGCAGTTGAGCCAGGTTCATTCCGGTTCAGTTTCTAGGACGAGGAACGGCGAACGAACCGAGGCACAATGGGCTTCGCTGGCTCGTAGGGCTCGGGTCACGCTGGACTTGTCGATGGCGTCGACGAACAGGGCTCCGAGTGCGGTGGGGGCTCCGGTTCCGACTGCGCCGTAGTTGCGGCCTCGACGAGACAGGGTTTCGATGATGGCCCCCTGGCAGACTTCGTAGATCCGACCATTCTCGATGACGAGTAGTTCTACATCGTTGAGGTCGAGCCTGCGGATGGTGGTGGCGAAGGTTTTGAGGGATTGGCTTCTTTTGAGGCTTGCGATGGCTCGCTCGCCTTGACCGAAGTCACCGGCAAAGCCGATGAGCATCGAACCTATCTTTGCGACCTTCGGAGTAGCCGTTAGTGAATAGAGCCCATTGGCATCCCCAGCGTAGGAGTCAGCGCCGATGTAGCCGTAGCCCGATTCGCTCACCAGCCCCACCACGCAGGTCATAGATCCAATTCCCCACAGTAGCGGCAGGGCTCTTGATGGTTCTCTCGCACATTCCCACAGGTAGGACAGCAGATAGGTGGGTCATTTGTCACAGAGCCCCACCAAGAAGTAGATGAGAAACACAACCAGCATCCATAGTCCCACCACGGTCACGAGGGGTCGGCCTCGTCAATAAGGTGCTGAATGAGGACTGAAACATCGGGGGTCTTTCGCCAGCCACATTTTGAGCAGGGGCCATCGGTGACAAGGTGACCGCAGTTCTGGAAGCACGGTGCTACTTCAGTTTCTAGGTCGCTGGAGTTTAGTTCTTCATTGTCTTGGTGCTCGTCAATGTGGATATTTATAACTTGCTCTATCTCTTTGAGTCGGTCAGAGAGCCACTTACGAGAGCGCCCTTGCTTTGGATAGCGCTCGAGTATCTCGGCGTGAGTCAATGACACGGCGCATACCCACTTGGCTGGGTTCTCGCCTTTGGCTGGTGGAGGGTATTTCATCTCGCCTATTTGCAGAAACCACATCCAAAGGAAGAGGGCTTCGTCAAAGCCTCGCTCTAGAAAGTCATTGAATACCGACACGGGAATCATGGTGTTCGTACCGTCTTTGTAACCGACGATGTGATGCCAGTTTTCGGTGTTCATAGTTTCTCTCCGCACTTAGGGCAGTAGGCAAAAGTAAGCCAGACATTGTAGCCAAGCCATTCCTCATCAGAAACTTCACCGCCTTGAAGTATTTTTTCTCCACACTTAGGACAATGAGCAAACAGAGTGTTCGGCTCAAAGTCGCTTGCTTCCTCTTGCGTGACCAAGCGAGCGTCATTCATTCCGTGTCGGTAGCCAACAATGTGATTGCAGTTTTCGGTGCTCATAGTTTCTTCCCACATTGGGGGCAGTAATGCCAGGTTGTCCAATCAGCATCTATTTCGTGAGCGAAGTGGTCGCAGTCCTCTGGTGTCTCATCTATACCGTTTTCGGTATTGTTCTGCCGACCTTCATCGTGGGTCATCGGTTCCTCAACT